TTGTAATGAACTTTGCTGTAGGAGTACAAACTGCGGTTGCTACAGATGGTGTTTACGGTTCAACTGTTTGGACTTAATAGATACTTTAAATGGGGAGTTGCAATATACTCCCCTTTTATTAACTTTTAATAATAAATAATTATGGCTTGTGATATTACAAGAGGACGATTAATAGATTGTAAAGACCAAATCGGTGGACTTAAAGCTATTTATATTTGTAAAACATACAATAACAATATTAGTGCTGTTGCTACCATAAATACTACTGAAATGACTACAGCAGGATTTGCTACTTGGTCAGGTGCTACAGGTAGTGCTACTACAGTATTCAAATATGATTTAGTGCCTAATTTATCAAGTATGACAGTTACTATCAACGCAGACAATGCTAACGGAACTACATTTTTCACACAAGCATTATCTGTAACGCTACAAAAGATAGACCACGATATGACTAATGAGTTAAGACTTATGGCATATTCTCGCGCGCAGATTTTTGTACAAGATACTAACGACAATGTGTTTTTATTAGGTATTGATAATGGTTGTCACGTTTCAGGCGGAACTGTTGTTACAGGTGCTGCTAAGGGCGATATGACAGGATATACGATAGAATGGACTGCAGAAGAAAAGAACGCTTTAATACAGCTTCCTGCAAGTTCTGGCCCTGCTACTACTGACTATCCATTTGATGGATTATCAGATGCAGATGCTGCTTTAACTATTACAGTAGGAACTTAATCGTTACTCAATATATAAATAAAAGAGGGGTTTAATTACCCCTTTTTTTGTACACTAAAAAACAATAACTAAACTTTTATATTTATAATAAAACACTATGGCTTGGAAACTTAAAAAAGAATGGGAAGGTAAAAGAATTGACACGCTTAATACACCATTAGACGAACTAACACAAAAGCAAATAGCAGGACTTAATGAAAGCGTTAGAAATGCTTTATTTGTAGAAGAAAAACCTAAAAAGAAAAAGAAAGATGATAGAGTTGAAGGCTAAATATGAAGGTGTGTTTTTACATTGTCTAACTAATGACTACTTAATAATACTAAAAGAACAGCAACCTGATTTGTTTTATAAATATTTTGAAGAAAAATGATACAATTTACAAGAGATAAAACATCTGCAACTTCTAATATCACGTATATTAACTTATATGATGAAATGACTAATTCAACCTATAAGCCATTAGTCAAGGTTACAAGTCAGCTAACAGGCAAAGAAAAGTATTTTATACCAACGACATCTTATTCAAATAAAGACAGGTATGTTCAACTAATAACATTTGTCACAACAACTGTAGATAATGACGCGCCTCTTTTGGGTGTTATTTTTTTAGGTAGTACCGATTATCCATTAGGATTTTATGATGTTGTAATATATCAAAATTCTTCAAACTCTAATTTAGACCCATCAGGATTAACTACAATATGGAATGGTTTAATGAACTTAACAAACAACGCTAATGCGTCGCCTGTTGATTATACAGAATATACAACTAACGATTCTGACACAGAAAGCGTTTATATAACATTTTAATTATGAATTTAAATTTAGTAAAATTATCACATTATAACATTCCTCATTTAGTTGAAAGACCAAATCAAGATTGGGTTTCTTTTGGTGAAGATAATCTATATCCTAATTATCTATTAGAATTATTTTTAGGTAGTGCTATTAATGGTGCATTAATTAAGTCAATCGGTGCTATGATTTATGGCGAAGGATTAGCTGCTACTAATGCAGATGAAAGCGAAGCAAATAAAGAAAGCTATTTACGACTAACAGAATTACTGCATAATTCAGGTGATGACGTACTAAAAGATTTAGCATTAGATTTAAAGCTATTTGGTGGTTGTTATGTTAACGTTATTTGGAGTAGAGATAGAAGCAAAATAGCAAAGATTTTACACGTTCCTGCACAATACATTAGAAGTGGTAAAATGGTAGATGGCGAAATAGACACTTATTATTATTCTGCTGATTGGTCTAAAGCAAGAAAATCTGAATACAGACCAAGACCATATGCCGCTTTCAATACACAAGATAGAACAAGTGCAAGTCAAATTCTAATGATTAGAGATAAAAACCCCGCTTTGTTTTATGGCTTTGCACCTGATTATGTAGCTGCTACAGATTGGATTCAAATGGAGTTAGAAATAGCACAGTTTCATTTATCTAATATAACATCAGGAATGACACCATCCATGCACGTTGGATTCTCTAATGGCGTACCTACTGAAGAAGAAAGAAGAACTATAGAAAGACAGTTAAACGCTAAGTTCTCAGGAAGTGGAAACGCGGGAAAGATTTTACTTACTTTTAATGATGGCAAAGAAACAGCACCAATCATAGAACCTATCCAAATGAATGACGCACAATCTGCTTGGGAAGGAATGTCTAAACAAGCTGTAAATCAAATCTTAGCAGGTCATCGTTGCGTTAGTCCATTGTTGTTTGGAATACGTACAGAAGGTGGAAATGGATTAGGTTCAAATGCTGATGAATTAAGAGATGCCTATAGTTTATTTAACAATACAGTCGTAGTGCCGTTTCAAAACATACTTTTAAGAGGATTAGACAAGATATTTAGCGTAAATGATATAAACCTTGATTTATACTTTAAAACGCTTAAACCTGCTGATTTCATTGATTTAGATGTTGTTAAAACTCAATCAGAAGATGACCAAGAAAAAGAAGGTGTATCAAAAGAAGATATAGAACAAGAAGATTTAAAGCACGAATTTAAAGACTTACAAGACATAGACACCAAACCAACAAAAGGAATGGTAGAAGAAGCTAAAAAGGGTTTAGAATGGCGTAGAGAATATGGACGTGGCGGAACACAAGTAGCAGTAGCAAGAGCAACAAACATTAAGAACGGCGATAATCTTTCGTTAGATACTATTAAAAGAATGAACAGTTTTTTCGCAAGACACGAAGTAGATAAAAAAGCTGAAGGATTTGAAATAGGCGAAGATGGTTTTCCAAGTGCAGGTAGAATAGCTTGGGCGTTATGGGGTGGTGATGCAGGACAATCTTGGGCTGCTAAAAAAGTTAAAGAAATAGAAGGTGTTAGAGCAGATTTGTCAGATGATGAATTTGACGAAGTTTTAGAAAATCTAAATGGCGAAATAGTAGTAGATGATGATTGGGAAATAGTAGATGAAAAAGACGAAGGTGAAATAGAAGATTATGAAGAATGGGCAGAGTCTTTAATTGCAGAGAACAATAAAAAAAATATGGCGGACGAAATTAAAAGTAAAGAAGATGCGTTTAGTTATTTAGACAAATCATTTTATAGAATCCGTTTTAAGTATATTAAAAAGAGTAGAAAAGGTGGCAAGAGCAGACGCTTTTGTGAGAATATGATGACATTGGCAAGAGCAGGATTTGTTTATAGAATAGAAGATATAGATAAAGCAAGTCGTGAAGGTGTTAATAGACAATTAGGACACAAGGGTAAATCTTATGATTTATTCAAATTTAAGGGTGGTGTTTATTGTAGACACGCTTGGAAAGTTATCTTATATAGATTAAAGTCTAAATCATTATTAAAAGTATCTGACAAAAAAATGGACGATTATAATAAGGCAGATAGTATTCCAAAAAGCTATATGCCAACACCAAGAGGAATTAAAGACGCACAAACAGCACCTGTTAATATGCCAAATCAAGGGCATTATCCAGGAGTAAAATAAATTAAAATTATGGCATTAGAATTATCATTCACAAGTTCACACGGAGTAGTAGCAAGTAAAGCATACCACCGCATTTATAAAATAGTTTATAACGTAAGAAAATCGACAAGTGCTACTGCTTATGCAGAAGTATATTATAATAGTTCAGCAAGAACATCTAATTATGCACCTATTGATGTTGTTCAATTTGATTTTGTTATGGACGTTAAAGGAAGTGCAAAAGAACCTGTAACACAGGCTTACAATTCTTTAAAAACTAAATCAAAAGTAAAAAATGACAGAGGTGCAACAAAGTCATTAGATTATTCAAAAGCAAAAGACGTTTAAATATGGCAATACAACATACATTATATATAAGCAGTACAAGAATAAAAAAAGACACAGCTTTAGGTGGTTCGGTAGATGATAATATTATTATGCCATATATACTATTGGCACAAGATATGTTTATACTACCTGTACTTGGAACTGATTTAGATGCTAAATTAAAAGCTGATATACAAGCGGGTTCATTAGCAGGTGCATATAAAACACTTGTAGAAACATACATACAACCCGCACTTGTGCAATTTTCATTTTCAGAGTTAGCACCATTTTTACGATTACGATTTGTTAATAATTCCGTTGTCGTTATGGGCGATACTGACACAGGTTCTGCAGCTACTTATGAAGATATAAAGCCACTAATGGATAGAGCAAAAGATGCTGCTGAATTTTATAGAGAAAGATTAATAGATTACATCAGGAATAACACAAGTTCTTTTCCTGAATATAGCACAAACTCAGGTTCTGATTTAGACCCTACTGTAAACAATTATTTTGCAGGAATTAATTTAGATGTTAACGTGCCAAGAAGCAATAGATTAAAAGGATTTTTGCAAGGTGCAGATATTACTATATATGGGTGTTAAAGAAAGGCGTAAATATCCAAGTAGTTTGGAGAATTTTAAGAAGCTAAAAAATTATATTAAAAAGTTAAACAATGGCAAATCAAAGATTAACGGACAAAAGTGCATTAGAACAACAAACGGGTAGTGGCGATTTATTTATGGTTGTAGACGTTTCCGACACAACAGGTAGTAGTGCAGGAACATCAAAAAAAATAGATAGCAAGTATATAATACAGACGGATAAATTTTCACTAAACAATGCGGAAGTTCAAGCGTTATCACACGGAGCAAGTCCTAAAACATTAGTAGGTGCTTTAACGGGTTATATGGTAACGCCTATTAGTGCCACGTGCTTGGTTACTCACGCAGGTTCAAATGAAAGTGGCAATAGAGTTTTATTTTTTGGATATGATACATCAAGCACTTTTACTTATTGGGATAGTGGAAGCAAATTTTATAACGGAGAAAGTGCAGACAGGGCTTATGTTTTCGGTGGCGACCAACCA